TTCTGAGTAGTTACCTCACTTGCTTTAGCGATAGCATCACAAAATATCTTATAACCTTTTAAATCATGTTCTTTAAGACTATTCTTTATGATTGAAATAAACTTAGTCTGCATCTTCAGTTTTCTACTTGAAGCGCCCTTATGTATAAGTTCTTCACCACCATTTCTTTCTGTAAAAAAGTTCTTCAACTCTGGATAGATTTCTTCACCTAATGTCAATAGAAATTTAGATTCAGTCATACCTTGGAATCGCAAGTATGGACGCATACCATCGTACATTGAAGCTCCACCATTTGCAATCTTAAGCGAACCGTATAAACTCGTTGTTTCAAATAAGCAGAACTCTGTATCGTACTTATCATTTAACATTCTACGAGTTGCATGAGAACAACAGATGGCTGCAAGTAATTTACCACCAAGACAATTAAATCCAAATGGTTGTGCAGGGACAATATTAAACCCCATGATGGCACGTTTATTAAATATGTCTAAGTCTGGAACACCACCAAGAGAATCATTACGAGGTTTACTATTAATTAATGGACTACCATATCGAATGAAACCTACAATAGTGTTAGTAGTTTTTTCTTTGACTACAACCTTCAATGTCTTGCCTGGATTTTCATCTGGAGAAAAAGAAGCAGTCTTCTCAATCAAAGTGTCAAATACTTCGCCTGGCACCTTTACAACTTCAAAGTCCATATCTTCTGGATGCATATCAAAATCTTGAAATAACTCATCTTCAATACTCATGCCTGGCAAACCAGCTGACATATCTTTTACTCGTTCAATCTTTCTCGCACGAAAATAATCATCAATACGATTGAAATCTTTGAAGTAAGTCATTACTTTATGAGCTACATCAAATGTATCTTGTTTATCTAGTATCATCCAAAAAAATCCTCTAGTGTAGATTGAGCACCATAACTTATTAACCAGTTAATCTTTTCTGTGATCACCTTGAGTGGCTCAATAAATGATTTTTCATACTGCATATCATAATCGATCTTATTAGAAATGTCAAGTTCCTTTGGTACTTCTGTCATAAAAGAAAAGGCAGAAGACTGAAATACATTTGGTTGTCGCATATGGAGGAAACGGATTTTATCACCATTTTGGATCAATTGGTATTTGTTTTCTAGTTTATTCTTTTTGATTAGGTGATTATATAGGATTGCTCCCTTGCAATGTATGGGAGCTCCCTTTGCAAAAAGGGTACTCTCACCAGCAAACTTTTCTAGTCCGTTGACTGATCTTGGATATGCAATCTCTTCTGGTGATAAATTCATAAACTCTTCTCTAAATTCTTTTATAAATGTATTTAACATTTTCTCATCACCATTCATAATAATTTTTAGAGCCTGTTTAATCTTTTCTCTACATGGTGCAGGCGTACTTGACTTTACAGCTTCTATACCCATTATTTTTAATTTAGCTTCCTTGTATCGAACACCTTCCATATCCCACACATTAAGAATATACCGTTTCTTTGCAGTCCATATACCCTTGTCAGCAATTGCTTCTCTAGCCATCTGCATCTTCTGGTCGTATGCATTCATTTCCCCAGCAAGATGCTGATAAGACTTATCAATAAACGGTTCCAACTTCTCATTTGCAATCTTGTCCAAGAAATTGATAACTTTTTCAGTCGAAGTTCCCTCTGGAAACAATTTAGTAACAAGCTTGTCAAAAGTGATGTATACGCTGTCTGTATCCGAAGCAATAACATAATCCACGTTCTTCGTTTCCAAGATTTTGTTAAGATAAATGTTGAGACTTTTCTCAATCCAGCGAATAGATAACTGCCCAGAAGTTGTAATTGCAGTGGCAACCAACAAATCGAAATAGCGAAACCAATTATTCCCAATTGCACCATACGCTGAATTGAGAGAAATCTTTTTTGCCATTTGGATGTTATTATATCGGGCAATATCTTTAAGTAGAGACTTCTCCCCAGTGTTTTCATACTCTTGTTTAGCTTCGAGCATAAGTTTCTTATATTTAACACGATCATTATACATGTTCTCCATCAATTCTGGTAGAAATCCTTTAAAATCTTTCTTAAAGAAAGCACCGTTTGGAGTCATGCAATGTTCTGTTTCATTCTTCACTTTACCATCAAGAATTTTATCTACCATTCCTTCAATAATATCAGCTCCACCATTTACCAGTGTTTCTGGCGAGATGTTATATTGCATGATAAGATGAGGATATAGAGAGTTCAAGTCAAATGACATAACCCACTTATGCATACCCACTTGAGGGTCTTTAACATAAGCACCTTCAAACTTTTCTACCTTTTTATGTTCAGTTTTTTGTGGGATAATAATATTTTTTGTACGAAGATGATTGTAAATTAAAATATCCCAATAACGAACAGTTCCCAATACATCATTATAATTGACCTTAGCATCATAAGCCATAGTCAAACATAATTCAATAAGACGCATCTTGTCTTCTAGCTTGTCTACAATCTCTACGTCTTGGATGTTGTATTCAATAAAAGACTGATAGTCTTTCTCATACCATTCCTTGAATGTCTCAAACGGATTACCATCCTTTCGCTCACCTAGTTCCACAAACGCAATATGATCCAACGTATATCGTTCTTGATTTGTGTATGTAAATTTGCGGTACAAGTCAAAGAAATCTAGTGCAGCAACACCATAGATATTAAAGACTTGTTGTTTACGTCCCATCTGATAGACTTCACGCTCATGCACCTTACCCCAAGGAGATAATTTATTAACCATCTCTTCACCTAGAATTTTTGCAATTCGATTACACAGATAGGGAATATCAAAGAACTCTGTATTCCAACCTGTGATAACGTCTGGTTCAATAAATGCCCATGTATCTAAGAATTTAAAGAGCAAGTCTTCTTCATTTCGACATAAACGATAGTCCACATCTTCACGATAATTTTCAAACTCATGAAGACCCCAGACAATAATTTTTTTGTTTATATGATTCTTCAGAGTAATCGACAACATAGGTTCAGCCGCATCTTGTGGATTTGGAAAACCGTTGGAGCATTCTACCTCAATATCAATTGTTACAATACAGATTTGATCTTTATCCCAAGAAATCTCTTTATTGAAATTGTCACTAATCCAGCAATAGTTATACTGAGTATTACCATATACAAGACCCTGTTTTTTGTGTAGATCATACCAATCTTTCGCCTCTATAATAGAGTCGAACTTATTTGGTTTTACATGTTTACCATCTAAAGTCTTATATCCAGTAGGTTGAGAAACGAGATCAAAAAGTGTAGGTTCATAACGAACCTTCTTTTTAAAGCGATGGCCATTCTCAACTCCTCTAACGAAAAGTTGATTGCCCCATTGAAGTACGTTTGTGTAAAAGTCCATTATTAGACTATAACACCTCTATAGTTATTTGTCAAGGGTATATTAATCTGTTTCGTCTGTTTCATCGCCTTTTTCTGACCAATCAGATAAGACAAATTTTCTATTAGGATTAACACTAATTTTGAATCGTGTCAGCAAATCTCTATTGATAAGAAATGTGCTTGCAGCATCTTCTAGCTGAAGTCCGATAGGAACATCTGCATAAATCATATTGTTAAATTTGACATTTATATGCACTATTGGCCGTTCAGTAATCTTACCAATATGAGTAGGTTTTGAAATTCCCTGTAATTTACTGGTAAATTTCTTACCTTTTCTTTCCCACTTAACAGTTTTTCCAGACACTTCCATTTTATCAACAACCAACATAGATGCCTTTGTACCGTTGCCAGTATCAAATTTAGCTCTTATTGGTCCGTATCCATCAATCTCTATTGTTTCATGATAACCTGATTCTTGGTTGTAAGCAAACCTTCTATGAGTAGGATTTTGTAGATACTCAACCATCAGTTTGACTATATCTTTTTCTTTTGTGGGTTCTTGTGGAACCGTAGTCACATCATAGTTTTGGAAATTTGATCCCATGCCAGGCGAACCGTTACACTCTAAGACATAAATTTTATTATTCACAATTGCATGATCAACGCCAACCATATATGCACCTGTTGCTCTCGCAGCTGCAAGAACTTCTGTCTTCTCTTCTTTACTCAAGGCATAAGGTTCTGTCTTTGCGCCCATGTGACGATTGGATCGAAAATCTTTTTCTGGTTTAATTCTCTTAGTTGAGGCAACGATACGACCATTAAGAACAATAGTCCTAACATCAAATTCTATTTTTAAAAATTCTTGAATGATAAGAGGCGCATTGAATTTCCACAATGACTGAATAACACTCATCATTGATTCCATACTGTCAACTTTAGAAACACCAATACCTTGTGTCCCTGTCAAAGTTTTGATGATGACAGGAAACTTTCCACCGATACGGTCATGTGCGTCAATGATACTCTTTTCATTATTGATCAAAGAAGTTTTAGGAGTGTTTATATTGTTTCGTTCAAAAGCTGTATAGGCTGACATTTTGTTATCACATGTTGACATGCCATCACGATCATTGATCATCATGCAACCAGCATTTTGTAGTGTACCTAGTAACGCAAGACCAATCTCATCTTGCAGAACACCAGCACGAACAAATACTACAGTTGATGCAGACTCAACCTCAATGTCTTTCTCCTTACCATCATGGTTTTTTATTGCAACCGTTCCTTTTTCGATATCATTATCTGATATCCAAGCTTCAGTTGTCACCACCGTATGACAAGTCAAACCTAAATCTGCACACGCCTTTAGTAACATACCAGTAACAATTTCTGGTTTCTTTGCTTTTGAATTAGTCAATATAAGAACTGTTATCTTATCGTGCGTAACTTCTTCAGTTATAAAAGACTTAAAGTTTTCCATTAAACTTCCCGTTTTTTACCAATATTATATTTAGTTTCTAAAGTCCAATTAGACTTATCTTTGAATGATATAACTTTAATTTGACTAAGTGGAGCAGATGGAATTGCTGAACCAACAATCTCAACTAATCCCCAATCATTAAGAAGATTTACAATTGTATTTCTTCTTGCAATATCATTTTCAGACAAGTTAGTATTCTTGCCGTCTAATGCAAATAATTCTTTGAAGTGAACTATGTAATATCTGCCTTGTTTATGTAAAATATGACATGACTGGAATAATTTTTTTTCTTTACGACTTGCAACTCCAATTCTTGATAATGTTTCTCTCACTTTAAGAAAGTCATCAGGGTCTTTTAAATCAACCTCTAACATATCTTTCTGTGTCCATTTAACTTCTTCCATTTTTTCCACCCTTATATGTTCTTTGTTTAATGGCAGAAATCTGTTCATCATCTAGTACATCAAGAGCGGCTTTTGCTTTTTCATTATTATACCCGTAATACTCTTTAACATACTCTAGATTCTCTAATTTCTTCGCCTTCGCCCAAGGACTAAAACGTTTCCTTGGTCTAAGAGTATTTAGGAAAAAGTCAAACTGTAACTTTTTATCAATATTAGGCAGTTGATTAATTTCATTAACAAATAATATAGTATCTTGGAATGGCATAAGACATTTATTCACAACAAAAGGCGGGTACTTCTTTTCCCAAGTTTCATCTTCAGAATCCATCAAAGGTTCTTTAGTGTTGTTTATAGCATTAAGATAATCTTTTAACTCATACATCAATTTTAACTTCCATTATAATTCCACAAATTACCATATGCCTCATCTAAATCCATTTCTGGAGCTGGGCGTTTATTCATTTCTAACTGGTTAGCATTATTAAGAAGAATTAAATCTTCTCGTAGTCTACAATCTTTTAATTCACCAATAAAAAATGATCTAGGTCTTTGTAATGTTGAAAACGTATAAACTAAATTTTCTGATTCATTTCCAATTAATTCTCTAATTCTGTCACGATCTTCTGTAGTTTTATGTCTAAATGATATTGTTCCATAGATTGAATGGAATAATCCAGCATCACAAACATATTCTTGAGCTCCACTTTCTTTAAGAATATTATAAACACCAATTAAATGTTCAAGTAAAGTTGTACCACTATGAGGAGTATTACTACATCCCATTTCAATCAAGTAGTTAATCTTTATAAAATTCGAGTCTTTCATCATTAGCTCCTGATAAGTAACATTTAAACACAATGCAACTTCTTAATCTAAAACAAGTTCTAGCTACTGGCATTGCTTGATGCAGTCTCTTTGCAGGGAAAACAAATAATCTATTTCCAACATAAGAAACATGTTTTTCGATTGTTTTTGGCATTTCATTTTCTTGTCCAGAATGATCAGACCAAACAATAGTACCACCACCATCATGATATTCATTCCAATCTAGCAAAGGATAGTATATCATAGTGAAATCACCGTCATCAGTATGAGCCTTAGGTTCAATTCCATTTGTATGTGCATTAAAATATATTCTACGAAAAGTATCTATATTATATTTCTTTTTGAAATCAATTTTATACATAAAATGATTCCACATTGGAATTAACCACTCAAATCCATTTTTAACAATATCTTCCTCAGTTTTTCCAGCAAGACGATGCCAGTGATAAATATTTTGCGAATTATCTGATTTATGATAATACTCCCACAAAAATTCTTTATCAGTCATTATATCATGAACCAATTGTGCATCATGTTGATCCATAATATTATCATAAACATCTATACTCATTTAAATTTTGCCCTAGACATAATCTCAGTTAAACAAGCAAGAGTATTGATTTCTTGATCTGCAACAAAAGCTGCTTTATACTGATATTCACCCAAAATAACAACGACATGAGGGATACTAGAACCATCCACATAGTCATACAAGTTATCGTAAAGACGGCGGAATAGGCGAGTAGGATCATTGTCAAGATTGTTAACAACCCATTTTCGAACATCAGTAAACTCCTTTTTTTTCATGTGACCTATAAGACTTTTAATATTATCACTACTTATATTTACCAATATTCCAGCATCAATATTTCCAGAAACAGAATATCTTTGAAGTTCATTTAGAACTCTACGCCAGTCTGGAAAATGTTTTTGTACCAATGACGCAACAGCCTTAGGTTCAAACTTGACATTTTCTTTTTTAAGAATTTTCAAAGAATGTTTGAAAAAATCACCAGCGAGTTCTTGTTTCTCATCCTTTGGAATATAGAAGTCATACGTTGGGCATCTTGAGATAAGTGCTGGAATAATTCTATTCACATAATTACATGTGAGAATAAATCCACAGTTAGCACTAAACTCTTCGATGAACCCACGCAATGCAGGCTGGGTTGATTGAGGATTGAGATAATCTGCCTCATCCAGAATTAGGTATTTGCGACCACCATGTAGAGACACAGTGGAAGCAAAGTTTTTGATCTTAGTTCTAAGAACATCAATACCTGACTCCTCAGAACCGTTAACCATCATATAGGTCAGACCCAACTCATCAAGCAGTGCTTTAGCAGCTGTGGTCTTTCCTACGCCGGGCCCTCCAGAAAATGTGACGTTAGGAAGTTCTCCCGCTGCCACAAATTCAAGAAGGGTTTTCTTTAGTTGTTTAGGTAGTACACACGATTGAACATTACTTGGGCGGTATTTCTCCACCCACAAAAATTCTTCCATAATAAAATTCTCCTATCAACCACAATATGATTCTGGTTCAAGAGCAATAAAATATTCAATGTCCACATTAGAGTTTTTAAAATTACTAATCTTATTCTTAGATACAGCAACCTCATACGTTCCCAGCATTAGTTTTAGGTTTTCAACTTTGAACCAAAACTTATGATCAATTTCAACTGGATTAACATAGTCTACTTCCATAGCAAAGTGATTTGCTGTATCATTCTTTTTATCAGTAACTCTAAGACTTCCATTTTCCAATACCATATCTGGCACACCAATAACAGCAGCTGCCTTGGTAATGTCAGATAGTTCTTTATCCGAAAATTTGAATGACACTTCACATTCCGGCATCGTGATATCTCGTTTCACAGTTGTTACAACTGATGGATCACTGTAAAAATATTTTAGTGATCTACTTGATCCTTCATTACTCATCATCACAAAGTTCTCTTGGAAGTCTAACTCTGGACTTTCAAACAAAGATAAAGCTGCAAGAAATTCATTCAAGTCATAAATTGCAATATCTTTTTCGAAGGTTTCTGCTACCGTTGATCTAGCAACAATATTTTTCATAGCAGACATTGTAGTTAGTGTTGAGCCTGCATTAATCATAAGGTTCTGATTTATTGTCGAATAGTTCTTCAATACAGATACCGTGTTTTCACTTAGTTTCATTATTTAAATTCTCCATCTCATTAATATAAAGTGCAATGATTCCGTAGTGAATCACCTTCAGCAAATCCTTGCGGTCTTTGCCATTCTTTTTTCCATATCGTTGTGCGTATTTCATGATGTTACCGATACAGAAACCTTCACCATGTCCACCGTCAATGATGAACTCTGTAGCTTGAAACTTGTTCTTACTATAGTGTTCATCATATGTAGAGTCGATGTACTCTTTCAACTCAGCAAGAGTTTTATCCTCATCATATTTGTAATTTGGATTAGTCACTTGCATTTTGTTCATTATATAAACTCTCCTCACGATCTGACATATACTTCTTTTTTTCATCTTCACTGTCGATTACATTCCAGTTCATAGCAATTGAACGTCTTTCACCTTCACCAAAGAATGGCAACACTTGATGTTTCAACCATTGTGGGAAGATTAACATAGTACCCTCAATAGGTTTCACATAGTCCTCTGTCTGTGGACGTAGTTGCATAAGGTCACGCATTGTATTAGTGCCCCAACACAAATGAGTCCAACCATCAACACCACCAGAAGCATTTTTAATCTCTGGAATATCTGGTGTATTTTTAATACAGTCAGGAACCTTTAGCCACAGAAAACCCGATAGTCCAGCAACTGTTTTAACACCGTGATCATGGAACGGATTATAATCACCAGCATATGCATGGTTAGTCCAACATTGAGAAACCTCTGCATTAGCATCACGATCATATCCCTTCTTGAGATATGTAGTGCCTAATTGATTAAAAACCGTTTCTAATTGTTTACCAACTTCAGTATCAAGTGGAAAATTTAATTGAGCAGATCGTTCATTTTCTTTTAATTGACCTACCAATCCATCGGCAAAACTTTTGCTTTTTGAAACAATTTCTGTATCAATATGAGTATTAATTTCATCAATAATTGCTTGTGGAATTTCTACCCTAAGAATATTAAAATTAAGAATAGGACGCATTGCAATCTTCATTCCACTGTCAAGACTTTCGCCAACAATGTCAGCATATTCTGGAGTGCCTTCTGGATAAGTATTACCACCAGAAGTTCTCACTTTTTTTACACCATCATCAGTGTAAAAAATTTCATAATCATTTTTTTCTTCAACTTGTTTAATTTCTGCCGTTTCAGTCATTTCAAATTCCTTATCGTTTGGATCAATCATTTTATTATAAGTGTCAACATACAATGGACCTTTTGTATTTGACGAAATTTCAACTCTACCATTTTCTGTTAAAGCTTCAATACCATATTCGGCAAAATTTATATCTTTTTGAACTAGTTTACTTACCATTTAAGACTCCTCATAATTATTAATAATAAAGGAATAGGGGGGTTTTGTCAACCCCCCTTTCCAATTTAATTCACCTCAATAATACGAGGTTTCTTTTCTTCTGGAACAATACGCTCAAGTTCAATAGTGAGCATTCCATTTTCTAGTTTAGCACTATTGACAACGATGTCATCAGCTAGTGTAAACTGGCGGTCAAACTTTCGGTAAGAAATCCCACGATGATAAGTATGTTCATCTTCGGCTTCTTCTTTCTTGTCTGACCTGACCGATAGAGTATTATCGGTCAATTCCACCGTAATGTCTTCTTTACCGAATCCGGCAAGAGCCATTTCAATTGTATAGGTGTAGTCACCTCCTTTTTGGATGTTGTACGGCGGGAACCCTGTATATGTTGCATTATTTACAGAATGTCTATTGAGTTGAGTAAAGATTCTGTCAAATCCAACTGCATAGGGTGAGAGTAGATTGAGGGAATGACCCAGTGATTGTGTATTGCTTGTAACCATAATAGTTCTCCTTTTAAAAGCAAGATTATATTCGTATCCCCGAAGGCGATACTGTTAAAGTGAAATGGTTTTTTAGGAGAACCATTTCAAAAACTCCCTTACGAGGACTTACGAATTGCCTTGTGTTCTTTATATATAGTGATTCTAGTAGTTGTTTTCAACCCCATCGACATCTATTTCTTCATTTTCTTGAGAGTCCTCTTTGAACACACCAAAATCTTTTGATGCTTTTACATCTGCATCAACTTTAGTGTAGAGGTCAATGAAAGAAATTTTAGTATCTTCATCAAAACGAGCAACACACATTTCAATGGCGGTCATCTTATCCTTGAAGATAGTGAATGCCTTCACAATGTGATCCAGACGGCGAGTAGAGATGATTTCATCAACACCACCATCATAGAAAGTCTTACGGATCACCTCGGCCCACGTTACAAGATTGGTGGCAAAAGTTTCATCCACTTCACCATACTTCTTCATTGAACCGATTATGATCTTCTTCTCGACAGCTGCGGTAGGATAGGGCTGTTCGACAGTGATAGCAAACCGCTCAAGGAACGCTTCGTTGAGGATGTTGGTTCCAATGAACCGACCATCTTCAGAGCCCTTGCCCTTGGTGTTCGCAGTAGCAATCACATTGAAACCATCTTTAGGGGTGATCCACTTGTTGACTTTTTTGAGGAAAACACCTTTACCCTCAAGAACAGGCTGAAGTGCCATCATCTTGTTTGAACCAAGGTCACACTCATCAAGCAACAACGTGCATCCACGCTCCATCGCTTCGATAACAGGACCAGGCACAAACTTGGTTTCGCCATTTACCAAACGGAAACCACCGAGCAGATCATCCTCATCAGTCTCAATAGTGATGTTGAGTCGGATCAACTCTTTACCAAGTTCAGCGTGTAACTGCTCGACCATCAGAGTCTTGCCGTTACCAGACAATCCAGTAATAAAGATAGGATAGAACATACCAGACTTGACAATCTTTTTCAGATTAGCGTAGTTGCCCCAAGGAACAAACCCTTCAAACGAAGCAGGAACCAAGTTCTGCTTTTCCATATTGGAAGCGACAAGGTTCATGACCGTATCGACAACAGGAGCTTCAACAGCAGTAACCGTGTTAGCAATGAATGCCGGAACATCAAGTTCAGGCAACTTGTGTTTGTTATAACCAATCTTAGTACGGCTCATCCATGATGGATATGGAACACCTGCTTTATCAGCAGCAATTCGAATTTGATCCTTATTAAGGACTGAACCATTACCAAACATCTCGGCAGCAGCTGTAACAAATATCTTTTTTCTAGGAGTCAATTTAATAGTCATATCGTTTTCTTTCACTGTTTTCATCATCATTATCTTATTATCGCACATAGGGAGAGTATTGTCAAGCACTATTTTCACTTTTTTTAAAGTTTTTTTATGCAACCAATGCGACAAACTTGTTTAGAAGTACTCGACTCTGGATGCGTCCCTTGTTGGACTTGGCAAAGGCAGTCTTGAGTTTAGCCTTGGAAGCACCAGCAAGATCATCATTTAGTCCATCATTATCAATAGTTAATCCACCACCGCCGGGCAGGATGAAATACTGATCATAACCCTTAGAGTCGAGCATCACAACCTTGTCTTTACGCATCTTGGCCATTGCTTGATCAATAGTCATTTTCATTTCATCATTTAAGATATAGTACCAAGTATTACGTTTAATAACACCTTTACTACCAGAACCAGCAAGGAAGAACCCAACAAGATTCATATCCGGCACTCGATTCTTTAGAGCAGATAACAGCACCTCTGTTATTGCACCACGGCCACGATTAAACTCATACCGTTTGTTAGTGATAGGATCAGTCACAACATTATCTCTGTTGAAACCTTCAATAATATCATGTTCATTATTGTCGTTATATCCCTTAACCCCTTGTAAAGGGTGACTAGCACCATCAGTCAAGAAAATAGTATTGATTTTCTGAACACCAGAAGACTTCTTATATTTTGGAATAAAATCCATCAAAGATATAATAGCATCATTCAATGGAGTTCCACCCAAATAATAATCATGTGGAGGATTGATAGGATAACCAACTGCTGACCAATCTTCATATGTATAAGACATTTTTTTAGCGAGCATCCAAATATAGTGCATTGCTTTTTCTTCTTCTTTAATAGTCATTTTACTAGAAAAGAAATTTAACAGACTATGTTTAGAAATTACCAAATCACCATATTCAGAATCATTCATCATTAACTCATGGCGACCTGTTACTTTATAATGATCACTGAAAGCAAACACCTCAAAAGGAATCTTGGTGCGGCGACAGAACATAACCAACTGAAGCAACTGCTCAATCGTACCTTTTATATTGTCACTCATAGAACCAGACCAATCAAGGATCATAACCATACCGTGATTAGTGGCCCCCGGCAGAGTCGTTACTTTCTTGAATAGATCATCATTGAACTTGTAAGTGTGAAGCGCACCCATATCCAGACTGCCCGTTTTAGAAGTAGCAGCCCGTGCATATTGATCAGCAGACTTTTTCATCTCAAATTCTTTGATCATGTAAGCAACAGTCTTCTTCGAGTCGTTCTTAAACTCTTTAACTTCGTTCGAACAATGATTGAACCAATCACCAAGGTCTTTTTCGTTATCATACCATGAACTTAACTCTTCAAGAACTTTTTTATAATCCACAATATACTTGGAAGAGTCAATCTTAGGAATACGAGCATAAGTTTTCTCAACAGCATCTTTATCAGCAAGAGATTTTAATGACTCTTGCAATGCTGTATCAGTTTTTGCTTCTGGAACACCAGACATATTTCCATCACTAGAACCTTCATCTGATCCTACAGGTTCATATTTTTCAGAAAAGGAGCTATCACCATCAGAAGAATTATCATCATCAGACATATCGTCATCATCATTACGAATATCATGTCCGTCATCTTCTTCATTGTCATCTGCTTCTTCAGATTTTTTACCTTTACCAGAAGTCTTAGAATTTTCTTCTTCACCATTATCATCACCATCAGATTCTTCATCATCACCAGCATCAGAATTTTCACCATCATTGTGTTTATCTGTTTCTGGATTTTCTTCCATAAACTTATAGAGGTCTTCAGCAAGATCAAGAACCTCATCTTCAGTTTCAAGACTCTTTGCACGATTAACAAAGATATCTTCTTTCTCAGAAAACTCAACACCAGGCATCATCTTGAAATATAGATTGATACGATCAATTAAGTTCTGGTCATTGACATTCTCATCACCAATCCCGAAAAAGTCACGGGCAGCAAGAGCGGTATAACCTTTCTTGAAAAGATTGACAGAGCCAGGATACTTACGTTGTACGAACTTCTCAATGCGAGCATCCTCAAGGATATTCACAAAAGAGTGATTCAATTTACGATCTTTGGACTTAACCATCATATCCATTGATGTCCAGAGGGCATGTCCAATTTCGTGACACACCATCAACTCTTCTTCATCTTTGGAGATTTCATCTTTCCAAATAGGAAGACCTAACTCACGCTTCTTGATATTGAAATATGCGGTATCCATTGCCTTGTTAACGACATGGATATCTTCTTCAGCAAGAAGGCGAGCGATTGTGTTTTTGTTTTTCATCATATCTAATACTACCATACAGAAAGGGTTTTGTCAACAACTATTTAAGCATCAAACTCAAATAATTCTAGACCAGAAAATACTCGCATACCGCTCCTTGTACCAACATCTCGACCACCAAAGTCAACTCGCACCTCAAGGTCAATACCAGCTTTGGTACGGACATTC